CCAGAGGTTCCTGAATCTGAACGAATTACAACGTACATTGCGCCGGGGTTTTGCGTGTAAACGTTACCCTGTTGCAAAAAGAAAATACCGTTGGAATCATCAAAAATACCAACCCTTTGGGTTTGCCCTGTCACAGATGAGCCAAAGTTTACGTTGGAAGCCATATACATGGTCTTACCCGGCTGATACCTATGATAAGGACGAGATTGACGAATTGTGATGTCACCAGGTGTATTACCGCCACCAATGTTCATCGATACGCCACCCAAACCTGGGTTTTGAACAATATAAGCTTGTCCTGAAACGTTTTGAAGTACGTTTTCCCAGCGCAAAGGTTGTACGCCATATTCAAAATCAGCGTCATAAATGTTCTGTGATTGGCTTATTTTAAGCTTGCCAACTACATCACGCAGACGTTGAGGAGCAATAAATTGTGCAGCACCATCAATTCCCTGCCAAGATGTGCTAGGGGTTTGTGTGCCCATGTTCGCCGTTTGGTTATTAGGCGAGAAAAAATTTAAAAGGTTCAATCCCATTACATACTCCTTACGTTAAAGAAAGGGGCCGAAGCCCCCCTGACTATCAGTCAAAATTACCGTAGGGGTAAGTTGTGGAGTTGCCGATATTTGTATCAGCTTGTACATAACGAACCGTAATACCAACTTGACCTGCTGTAGGTGTTGACAATGATGCGGTTGTAAATTTCAAAGTTACAACCACTTGAGAGAACCATGTAGGTTGCTGTCCGGGTTGAATGTTTTGAACGTCTTGCAATGTAGACTGAGCATTGCCGTACTGAGCTTGAGTAAATGTCATTGCTGTACGAACAGGCACGTTTGCGCTACCAGAGTAAGTGGTGATTGCACCAGATGCGCCATACAAAGGAGTTGTTCCTGTGTTAAATGCATTTGATGCATAAGCATTCAATGTAGTTGCATTTGTACTTCCATCGTATGCATTCAAAACGCTATCAATGATAATGTCTTGGATATAAGATGAAGCGGGCAACAAGAACACAGCACCACGATAAATCGTTCCAGATGCATCTGCGGTTGGTGTTGTTCCGGTTGTTGGGCCGGTATTGCTGAACACTCCAGCTTGTGGAGCATAAATCGTAGCAATGTTGTTTGGAATGCCGTTGGAGTTAATAAAAATTGTTGATCCACCGCCATAACCTGCTGTTCCAGCGGTTGTGGTTGCAAAGTTTAAAAATGCGTATTGTGATAATACAGTGGTTCCAACGTCACGTTGGGGGCCAAATCTATTGTCACCTGCCAAAATTGGCCCTTCAAATGTACTGCGTCCCATGATAACTCCTTATGCAAAAGCCTCTTGTTAATCGTTGCATCGTCTGCTGGGCCAGTGGCAACAAGAGAAAATTCCCAGATGTCCATTTATACCATGTAGTTTAAACATGGTCAACAAAAAATGGGGGTTTTTTAGGCCCCCATTGTTTTTAGTACGTACCGTAGATTCCGAGAGGATCTGACCAGCCGAAGCTATAACGCTCACGAGCTTTGTAACGGACGTTGCCTGTGTCGAAGTCACCGTCCATGCTGTTTTGCATAGGGGTACGTTCGAAGTGCTTCATACCGTTAGGTACATCAGTGATCAAGAACCAAGCATTAGGTGCTGTCAAGAAGTGGTTAATGGTGTAACCCTCGGGGATTGAACCATTGTTCTCGATAGCATTAATGTCGTTGTTGTTGGTTCCAACACGCAGTTTTGTGTCGAGCAAACGAGTTGCAACGAACTGCAATGCTGGGGGAACAATCAACTTCTTGGGCTTGGCAGCGATCAAAAGACCACGCTCATCAGTCCATGCAGCGATTTGAATAACTGCATTTTCCAATGCTGTTTCGTTCAAGTCTGCGGGGGTTGATGGAGTGTTGGCATTTGTACCGCCATTCACCAATGGGTGAGCAGAGTTAAACAAAGAAACGCCGTCACCACCAGTGTAAGCTGAGTTGAAGCCGTTATTCAAAACGGCAGCAGCTTTAACCTGCTTGGTGTAAGCCATACCACGGGCCAAAGCTTTTGTATAACGTGCAGACAATGAGTCATACAAGTTATCTTCGATAGCCTCTTCAGTGATTGAAAAGCCCATCGCAATGGTTTCGTGGTTGTAACGGGTTGTCCATGCTTCCTGTGCGTTGTCATAGGCGATGGCAGAACCCTCGGCCTTGACTGGAGCAGCAGAGAAACCAGACAATTTTGTTTCTTCTTCAAAAGAACGCTCGGAGGTCTCTGTTTCATAGATCTCTTTGTGTTCTTCACCGTAGCGAGCATACTCTAAACCGAACAATGCATTAAGTCCGGGGAGCAACTCTTTCAGTAGTTGTGCACGTGAAATAGCCATTTAATTGCTCCTTAATTAAGCTGTTTGAGTAGCTGTAGCATCATAGTATGAATGGTAACCAAAGTTCAACTTAAAGATGCCTTCTGGGTACTGAGTAAATACTAAAGTGCTATTAGCAGGGATTGTGATACCGGTGGATGATGTACCAGCGGGGGATGCAACTGTGGCTGCTTGAGCGTTAATTGAAACGCTTGTAGCTCCCAAAGCGGCTGCGCTAGATACAAATGATCCTGTACCAATGTATTGACCGTTAGAAGCCAAATAGCCAACTTCTGTACCAACAGGTAAAGCAGAGGGCAAAGCGCTAACTGTCAATGTTGTGCCACCACCACCACTAGACAATGTAGCTGTCGTTGCAATAGCTGTATCACGGATCACATCAACCAAACGGAATGGATATGATGTAGTAGATGTTGAAAATCCACCAGCATAAACACCATTGTAAGAATCGCCGGTATTGATGTTTCCACCAACTGCGGCTGTTGAACCTGTGTAGTCAGAACCTTGGAAGTTCAAACCAAGCATAGGCACAGAGAATGATCCAATTGTAATGCTGGTGGTACTTGTGGTAGCCGCAGCTTTAAAGAGGACATCGGGATCATCTGTAACATATGCCAAAGCGTCACCAGCTAAAGTGTTTGCTGGCCAGTATTGGCTGAAACGCTTTTGCTTTGTAACGGGATCTGTATATGTACAGCCCAGGAAAATACCTATTTGACCGTAGTTAACTGCACCAGTGGTTGCGCCACCAGCAGTTGTCATTGTTGCACGAACAATGTAACCACGAGTAATAGATACAAAATCGCCAAAATAAATGTTGGTAGCAAAGTTGTATTGGATGGGCAACTGTCTTGTTGCACCAGCAAAAACTTGACCACCAATCAAATTAATCGGCTTAAACCCGTAAGGGGCCGGTATTGTTGGATATGCCATTTAAGACTCCTGTGTTAATTTAAAAACCAGAACCGAATGTCACCTTGCTCTGTCTCTCTTTGAAAAGAGGCATTCTGGGGTCACTGTTTTTCATGAAGTTATTGTCAACAGAATCCATTTGAGATTTGTTTTGATTCTCATAGTAGGCTTGCGCTTGTTGCACAAACTCACTGGGAATCCTGCATAACAATAAACCGCCAATTTCAATATTGCCTTTGAATTGGCCATCAGGGTTAGCATGCACCATCATTTCGGGATACTCTTCCGCTTTCACGGGTTCATATCCTTCACGGAGCCTAGAAGAAATATTCTTGGGATCATTCTGCCCCATCATACTAATACGAATGTATCTATGATCCCAACCCGGACGGGGGTCTGGCATAGGTAACATCTCTGGCGGCCTCCACGCTTTAGGACGCTCATGAATAGTACGTGATTCGGAATCACGGCGGGTACGAGTTTGTTCAACCATTTTGATTTCTCCTGAGTTTAGCTACTTCCCTAGCGTATGTTTCCAATGGAATTTGCAAACGCTTGGCAATCTGTACTTCCGTTGCAGTAAGGGTAATCTTTTTAGGGGCTACACTTCTGGTCGCAGAAGCAACAACATTTGATTTTGGGCGCTGCTTCGTATCAGCGGTCTCCTCAGACTCAAACTTATCTGGGAAGACTTGACGAATTCGGGTATCTAGTCGTTGATAGTATTCGTCACTCTTCGGGTCAACGCCCGAATTAACCAACTTGGTATGCACCGCTAGGGCCAAGCTGGTCATTTCTTCGTCTTTTCCAAACCAAGAGTTGCTACGTTGCCAATCTTGGGCTTTGGAATCGATCTCAGGAACCTGCGGGTGAGTAGTTTGTACTACGTTTTTG